TTGGGCAGCGCGGCCGTGTTGGCCAGCGCCTTCTTGGTGATCTTGGTTGGCATACATGCTCCAGAACGTCATGCTAAATGCCTCGCACACAAAATTCCTGACAGGCCCGTTGCTCTGCACCTTGGGCTTCTTGGACAGCATGCTCATGGCACCGCCCAGCACCAACGAGACGCCCATACCGACAAGGAACTAACCGCCAGCCCAAGAGGTGAGGGCGCCTACGACGATCAGCACCACACCGATGATGATGCGCACCCAGCCGCTCTTACCCTTGACCACTGGGAAAATGTGAATCTCCGTGGCATCGCCCAGCTTGTTGTGGACTTCGTAGTCCTCGATGCTGTTGCTCTTGTCCTTGGCTGGTTTGCCGATGACAACCGCCCATTCGCCGGCCTTGATTTCCTCGCGGAACTTGTCGCCCAACTGGAGGCCAATGCCTTGCATAACCAGGAACGCAGTGGGTGCCTGGAACATGTGGGTCTTGCCGTACTTCATGCCCAGACCGCCGTGAAAGTGTGTCGTGATCATTTGATGTCTCTGTGCCTCACAATCTTGTGAATGAATCCGCGTCGCTGATACTTAGCGAGGTTGTCCACGCAGGACAGTTGCCCGAGGGCGTGGTGTAGCAATCGATTGCCACCCAGGTAGATGCCCATGTGGTTCGTGTAGTCGGTGTGCATGCGGAACAGGATCAGGTCTCCCTCGCGTGCTTGACTGATGTCCAATTCCTCAAAGCCCCAAGGCCCCCAGAGATCATCGATGTGGCGTTCGCCGTTCTCGAACCAGTTCCAATCGCGTGGACATTCCGGCAACTCGATGCCGTGCGTCTCGTACATCCAGTCGGCTGTAAGACTCAAGCAGTCCTGGACGTTGAACACGAACTCACGTTCCATCAGTGGAGGGCGAACGTTCGGGTTGCCCCACATTACTGGTGCACTGACACCCAGACCATCGCATGACACGACTGCCCATGGCTTGTCCATTGCCTGTTGTCCCAACATGTCCGCCTTCGATGGGACACGGGGATCAACGTCGATGCCTTCGAAGCGTGGGAAGGCGCAGACCTTCACCGTGTGGCTGTGCACCAAGTAATCGCACGAGTCCCAGTAGAGAGCCGCTTCCCTGGGGTCAAGCTCGAATTCGTCCAAGGGGTCTTGACTCATGTTCCGCGCAGGAACAAACAGACCGTGGACAACGAAGCCCACGGCCTCATACGGGTACATCATAAGGACGTGCTGTACGAAGTCGTGGTGGTTCTTCACGAGTTCATGCCCAGGCCTGGGAACTGTGGCTTCAGCATCTTTCGACGTGGAATCTGAACACCAGGGCGATCGATCGTCCAGCACAGCTCCCACTGAACCGTCGTGTCGTTGATGCTCTTGAGCTGATCGACGTACCAAGTCTCTTGCGCGAGGATTTTGGTAGGGTCGGCAGTTGGGTTGCCAGCCTTGAAGTTGGCAGCATCCAGGTACTTGCCGAAGATGCGCGTGCGGATCAGCTTCGCACCCACGAAGCTGCTGCCGTTGGTGATCATGGCCGCTTGCATGAGTCGCTGCGTGTTGTCCACTGAGAAGGTAGGACGTGGTGCCGCGCCATTGACTGTCCTGGCCCAACCTTCGCCCTTGCAAGTCAGGGGAGTGAAGGGGACTGCGTTCAGCAGTAGCGGCAAGCCGAACTGGTTGACGCCGTTTGCGAAGTGAAAGATGAAGCCACCTTTTTGCTGCGACGCATCAAGGGTGAAGAGTTCCACGAGGCCGCCCGAAGTCGAGGGGCTGAAGAGGTCTGCTTGTACGGTCATACCCACTCCTGCCTGCAAGGAAGGGTGACTGACATGTAGCCGCCGCCCGCATCCTGAACGGCGACCTTGTCCGTCAGCGCGAACTTGCAGGTGCTGGTCGAGTCATTGCTGTTCGGCGTGTAGTCGAACGTACCCCAACCGCCGATGCCTTCTAGAAAGTTCATCACAGTGGCGTAGTTGGTTGGGTTCAACAGCGTGTAGACGATGTTGCCGTACCAGCGATTTGAGTTGATGCCGTCTTGGATGCGATAGCTGATGCCGTCACCAAGGTCGTATGTGTCAGTGCGGTACTCACGTTGCAGTGTCGTGGACTGCGAAGTTAGGTTCTGGAGTGGAAGTGCTGCCATCGATTGGGGCCTCGTTTCTCGTAGTTAGCGGATAGGGTCGTTGACGCCGCCGCTGCGGTTAGCTGTGTTTAGCGCCTTCGCGGCCTCGGACGCCGCGATCCGCTGCACGGTCTTTGCCAGTGCTGCCGCATCCGCGGGGTTGTTGGCGCTGCCCTGCATGGTGATGTTGATGTCACCCATGCGGATGGATGCACCACCGCTGTTGCTGCCGCTGGCCTTGACGCCCAGCTTGCCGTCCTGGCCGCGTGTCAGTGGCATGATTGCTTCCGGCCCTGCTTCGCCCATGAGGCCAGTCCTGCCGCCTGCCATGCCGAACGTGGTTGGCGAGTTCACCACGCCGCCGTCAGCGAACACCTGCGTGCCGCCTGACCAAGCACCGCCGTTAGCCATGCTGCTGGCGATTTCCTCAAGGCCGATGACGACCAGCTCCTTTGCAGCCCAGTTCGCGAGGTCATCGATGATGCCGTTGACCAGTCCATCGAAGTTCAACTTGCCTGTCTTAGCGAACGTAGCCAGCGAGTCGCCCATCTGGGTTGTCGCTGTGTCAACCAGACTTGCTGACAGCTTGCTCGTGTCCTCAACGTCGGCCTTCTGCTGATCGAGTGCGCGCTTCCATCCGGCTGTGAACGTCTCCTGCGATGCCTTGAAGGAATCGTCCATCTTCTTGGTGTCGATGTCGATGTCTTGAATCTTCTGCAGCGCCTCCAGCTTGGCAGTCAACTCGTAGACTTCAGCACCGGTCTTGGCCATCGCCAGTTGGCTCTTCACCTGTTCGATGTTGTACTTGTCCATCGCAATGCGGACATCGTCTTGCGTCTTGCCGTACTGAGCCAGAACAGTTCGTGCGATCTGGTTTTCGGCAGCACTCTTGCGAGCAGCGTCAACCTTGTCGTTCTCAGACTTGGCAACGCGTTCTGCTTGCGCCCACGCTTCTTGGTTTGCCTTCGCTTCGGCGAGCGTGGCGTTCTTGGCGTCGATGGTTGCTGCGTTCGAACGCAACTGAGCTTCAGACTGAACGGTCAATGCCTTGCCGAACTTGCCAGCTGCAATCTCCGCGTTGAGCGTGTCGAGTGCTGTCTGAGACGTCGCGCCGTTCAGCTTGTTGATTTCATCCGTGAGCCTTGCGATTTCACCTGCCTGGGACTGCAAGTTGCCTTGAACAGCGTTCGCCCCTGCCGCTGCTGGGGTCTTGATGGGCTGATACTTGCGTTCGATCTGGGCCTTTGCCTGAGACTCGAAGTCCGCGTCATACTTGCCGCCTGTGGCTGGATCAGCTCGCGCGGTCTTGAGGAACGTAGCAAGCTCTTCAAGCTCCTGCTTTTCCTTCGCCGAGTTCTTCGTGAACTTATCAAGGTACTGGTCGGCGTTCTTGATGCGCTGGTCAGTCACAAGCTTGTCAGACGCGATCTTTGCCTGTGCTGCTTGGTCAGTTGCCGCCTTGATCTTCGCTTGGAGTGCCGCGATAGCCGAGTTGTCGGCATCTGATCCAACGCTGTCTTCTTGCAAGCTCGCGAGCTTGGTCTTCATTTCATCCAGTGACTGAGGCGTTCCGAACGAAGTGCGGAAGCCGCTTGCAACCTTACTCAGACTCTCGGCCAAGCTATCCAGCAAACCCTTCTGGCTCTGGATGGCCTGTGCTGCTGGCCCTTGCATGTATTCAGCGAACACCTTCAGTGCGGCTGTCGTGGCTTCCTGGGTGTGGCCCGTAGCTTCCAGCTGCTCGACCATTTGAAGCTGAGCAGGCGTGAAGATGTGCATCATCGAGTCCATCTCACGGGAGAACTCGGCCGGCTTCGTGTTGATTTCTGAGAACTTCGCTGCGACCTCAGGCAGCTTCTCGCCGCCGAGTGCCGCGAACCCCTGGACAACAATGCCCATGTTTCCGATGTTCTCGCTTGTGGTCAGACCGGTCTTTGCGATCGCCATCAGCACGTCGTTGGCCTTGCCAAGACTCGTGTTGGTCTGGCCGGCGAGAACTTCCGCTAGGCCGTGGAAGCTGACCATCGTCAGACCCGCATAGTCGTTGGTCAGTGCGAGTGCGGCTGCGAGCGCCTTCTGTTCCGCGGAGGCCTGGTGTGCAGCGATAGCAAGGCCACCAGCCACAAGCGCGAAGCCACCCAACGCGACCCCACCAGCCAGACCCAGACCTGACAGAGCCTTCATGGCCGTGCCCAGTGCGTTGGTCTGTTCGGCAAGCACCAGCATCGAACCACCGAAGCGGCTGAAGTTGCCTTGACTCAGTTCGTGAGCCAGCACGACCACTTCACGGCTGACGCCCGCATGTGCGCTTGCTGCCTTGTTGGCTGCGCCCGCCACGCTATTGAGTGCGCTTGTCTGAACCTTTGCTGCACCGGTGGCGCCGTTCGTGGCAGTACCCGTTGCTGCATACTGCTGGCTCAGTGTCTTGAGCTTGGAAATGGCAGCGTCGATCTGACTACTGTCAATTATTACTTTGGTGTCGTCAGCCATTCTTGTTGTTCTCGGCTTGTGCGATCAGCAGTGCGACATCCATCGCTTCGATTGCTTGGACTTCCCAAGGCTCAAAGCCGTAGCGTTTGCTGTACGCGTCTATCGTCCCGCTTTGCAGGAGCATTTGTTCTCCGAAATGCCCTCGCTTGCGATCCCGCATGTTCATTTTCCAGAACGCGTTCCAGAGATCCATCACGTGAAAGGGAAGCTCTGGCTCCTCCAATCTGGGATGCTTGTATCCATAGAACTTGAGCGTGTCCCCGTAGGTCTGGCGCAGCGTCTTGCCGTCTTCCATCACCGTGTCTAGCTCGACACGTTTTTTAACTCGTAGAATCAGTAGGTCAGTTAGCTGAACGAAAAAAGTTTTCGCGGTTTACTGACGCATTGACGATCTGTTCCACGAACCAATGGTTGAGGTCGTCGGCAAAGATTTCGTTGACGAACTTCGCAGTGAACTTGTCACCCAGCCATTCAGTGGCTGCTTCGTCCCAACCCAGGATCGCTGCCTTGGCCTTCACGACCAGCAGTTGTTCTGCTGCTACTTCAGCTTCGACTCGCTTGTCTTCCGAGGTGTCGCGGAAGCTGGTCATGAAGTCACGGTGTGCCTTGCGGACTACTGCACTTGTAGGGTCAGCCAAGGTGATGAATGCGCCTTGGGGTACGTTCAGTGCATCGCGGATTTCGAGGACGAATGGCTTTGGTTGATTGCTCTTGAGTGACATGTTGGTCTTCCTATGAAAAAGGGGCGACCCTTTCGTAATCGCCCCCTATTTACTGTTCGCGATTTGCTTAGGAAGTCGTGATGACCAGGCCCGATGCATCGCTGGCGTTGTAGACGGCGGTGAAGCTCAGCGTGATTGGGATCGCTGCGTTGGTGCCCAGTGATGTCGGAGCAGCCGTGTAGTACACGGAACCCAGGTGGAACGTGTAGGTGTTCGTGCCGTCAGTGATCATGAATTCCAGGCTGTCCGCTGTACCGTTGCGGTACTTGGCAAGCATCACGTCGTCAGTGAACAGCACGACCACCGTACCGCTGACCTTCACGTTCGTGGAAGCGTAGTCCAGAGGTGCTGCGTTGCCGAAGCCGTACTGTGCTGCCAGACCGCGGTCGGTAGCCAGTGTGACGCTCTGGACGTAGCTGTTGAGTGCACCGCCGATCTTGAACGAGCCGCCTTGCGTCTTTGCTGGAACCAGCGAGGATGTGTCGGTGACTGCTGATGTGCTGATCGTGGTTGTGCCTTCAGCGAACGAACGGGCAACGCAAGAGAACTTGACCGTTGGTGTTCCCGTGATCCCCGCTGTGATTTCCATCTTGTCAACCTGAACGCCACGGAAGACGTGGAACTGGTTGGGACTCAGGTTTGTGTAGCCGCGCTCAACTGTCAGAGTCTTGACGATGGTGTTGAACTTGAATGTCTTCGTGGCTTCAGTTGTCTGGAGTGCAGACTCGAAGAAGTGATCCCACATGCCGAACACGACTGGGCCCGAAATGTCGCCCGTGAGTGTCTGGTTCAGGAAGGCCACGTAGCGTGACTGGCCGTCCACGTGTACGCGGTCGTCTTCAGCAGAGCCTTGGCCGAACGTCATCGTGTTGTCGGTCGCACCCAGGTAAGTGAGTGTCGGTGTCGCTGGCGTTGTGCCAATTACTGTTTCTGGAATGGACGCGCTGTAGGCTGATCCACGTTGTGCAAATGTCATGGGGTGCTCCCGTTTCTAGTTTTATTTATGGACTGCCGGTTACACCCAGCATTCCCACTCGATGATTGCCGCGACACTGAAGTACGCAGACGTGGGGTTCCTGACAGTGAGTGGGTAACTGTTAAGAATTCGAATCTTGAGACCGTCTTGCGACAAGTCTGTGGTGGCCGTGAAGGCCGCAAGCAGGGTGTCCAGGTAGGCGTAGGCGGTTGTGTAATCCGATGGTGCCTTGACCGTGATGTCGACCTGGTACTTGCCGTTCTCGCGCTTCAACTTGCCGTCGAACGTGGGCAGTTCGGTCTTCGCCGGCATCAGGGTGCCGCGGATGTAGCTGCCACCGCGAAGCTTGGTCAGGTCGCCTTCCGTCGTGAAGTCCGGAAGGTCGTCGATGCTCTGGAGCTGTGTGTCCAGTGCGATGTGGATGGAAGTGAAGCTCATGGTTGTGTCCTCGCGAGCGCGACACGAACGATGTCTGTCAGTTCGCCGATGGTGGTCTTCAACATACCCACGGGCCGCATCTTTGGCGTTCCGTCCTCGACGAAGTCGAAGTAAGGCAGGGCGTTGCTGAACTGGATGTCGTTGTTCGCAAGGACTTCGACGGTATTCGCCGCAAGCAGCGCGCCGGTATCGACAGGCGTCCGCATGTCCCAGCGAGCCTTGGCCTCCGTAGCGATAGCCTGCGGGAGTGCCTCCATCTGTGCGATCTGGCGTGCAATGTCGTCATGCGTGCTCATGCGATCACCGTCAGCTTGTAGAGCAGGCATTTGCCCGTCGGGCTGACTTCCGCGACCGCGTGGATGTAGTAGTCCACGTCCTGGTAGGTGAACGTGTCACCGACCTGTGGTGCGAAAGCGAGGTTGCCCGGAACCAGGTATGTGCGCGTCTCGCTGCTGAAGCCCGAAGCCTCGTCGCGAACGATCTTGCTGCACAGCGTGTAGGCGTTGGCCTCCGTGCCGTCGCTGCTCGTGACAACTGCCTTCTGGTTGAACATCGCGAGCTGTGCTGCTACCTGGGCTTGAGAAGATGAAGCGTTGAAGTTCATCTCACAGACCGAAGTAGTAGTTGCTGCCCTTTCCGTTGTCCAGAAGGGGTGCCAGCAGAAGATCGACCTTGCGGAAGCCCGCAAACGTCTCGCCCTGTGCCGGCGTCAGATAGTTGACCTTGGACTCGAAGTCATCGACCTTCAGCGATGTACTGGCGATGTTCTGCGTCTCGGCCTGCATCGGGAAGACGTTCGTCTCTTGGATGACCATGAGCGCGATTTCGGCTTGCGCCTTCGCGAGGTTGCTGGGGATCGTGCCCCACAGAATCCAACGGCCTGTGTTGTCCTCGAAGTCGATTCGAGGGAACAGAAGTGCTTGCTGGGTCTCCCAGATGAGGCTCCCCATGAACTGTTCGCCGTACAGGAGTTCCAGGCTCTCCGTGGCTGTGATCAGCGCTGCGGTCTGGTCATCCTCGGATGCGTTGGCCCAATCAGCGTTTCCGCGCTGGGCGTGGTACGACGTAGCGTCGTCGAGGCTGATGTAGCTGTTCGAGTCCGTGAGTCCGTTTCCGTTTTCAACAATCAGTGTTGCCATGCTTCCTCCTGGCGTGTCGGTTATTTATGCCCAATGAAAAAGGACTCCCGAAGGAGTACTTTCATTTGGTAGCAGGGCTTAGTTGCCGAGCAGTGTTGCCACGAATTCAGGCTTCACAACCTGAACACCCCAGACCACGCCGATCTGGAACTGGACCTTGCGGACACCAGCGTAGACGGCGACTTCGTACGTGATGCCCGAGATAGGCGAAGTCACGTAAGTGCGGTCGATAGCCATGTCGCCGACTGTAGGCAGCGCAGGAGTGCGAACCATCAGTTGGATAGCGTTGGCTTGGAACGCAGTGTTGGCCGTGTATGTTGCGCTCAGCGTGACGGTTGCGCCGCTGACAACAGCTTCCATCAGACCTGGGTTCTGGATGGTGATCGTGCCTGGAGCAGCAGTACCGGTGACAACCACATACTTGAAGTTACCGATGGTCACTACGTTGCCTGGGAGGATCGTGCCCGTGCCAGCAGCCAGTGTCAGGACTGTCTGACCAGCAACGGATGCGCCGCTGACGGTGTAGCTTGCGCCAGTACCGCCCACGTTTACGCCGGCCCAACGGCTTGTGCCGATGTCGAAGTCATACAGGTTGTCGATAGCGCCAGTGCGCAGGTTCAGCACGCCGCCGCCTTCGTTCGCCTTGTAGACATTCGACTGCTTGCCGCGGAAGGACTCACGACCGGATGGCGAGAGGATCAGCGAACGACCACCCGCTGGGGCGCCGTTGTCGTCCAGTGCACGACCCAGGGACGAGAAGGGCATCATGTCCGTGCCAGTGAACGGAGCGGAACCGGCTGTACCGATAGCGCGCGAAGCACCAACCAAAGCGGCGGCTGCGACTGTCTGTTCCATGTAGTTGTCCAGAGCGCGGAAGCCCTGGGCAAACTGACCGCCCGAAATACCGGACAGCTGGCTCTTCACCGACAGTTGTTCTTCACCAGTCCAATCGAACTTGTACGTCTTGCCGTATTGCAGGGTCATCGACTTTGGGGCGATGGTCTGGTCAGCGGAAGCCGTTGGGATGAAGGAAGCAGTTGTGTCTTCCATCACGCCAGGAGCTGTCTGGTAGTAGGTGATTGACTGACCAATGGCAGCGCCATCAGCCGATGCGTTCTTGTTTACTGCTGGCAGGAAACCGATCTGTTCACGTGCGACGGTATCAAGGTCGTCGTAGATTGTTGGGATAAGACCCGTGAGAATGTTGGCCATTTAGATGGCTCTCCTATTTTAGAAACTATCAGTCAGTGAGTTTCCAGCCTTTCTTCATACGCTCAGCGCGTACATGAGGATCGAGCCTGTCAAATTCACTGCGTGTCATCGTGTTTGCGTTGTCAGTCGAAGCTCCAGAACCGGGGGTCTTCACATCAGCGCCCTTTACTGGTTTCTCGAAGAACGCAGAGTAGGTACTCTTGAACTTCTGACCAGCAGCGGTAACGCCCGTGCTATCAACACCTGACTCAATGTCAAAATCAACCATGCTGTGATCGACCAGCTTGAGAGCTGCTTCCATCAGTGCAGGATTTACGCCGAGCTTTGTGAGCTGCTTTTCCACGGCGCTGTTGACGGCTTGCGTCTTGACGTGCGTGTGAAGCTTCGACTTCTCATCCAGAGTTGTTTGATACAGGGTCTTGTAATCTTCGTCTTGTGAAGACTTGGTCTTTTCGCGAAGCTCGTTGCGTTCTTTCTCAACTTGCTGGCGAACCTTGCGGTGCTTGGTCGCTTCTGCTTCCAGGCGTGCAATTTGTGACTTCAGTTCATCAACGCTTTCTGTTTGCTGATCTACTTCAGCATTTGCTGCGACGTCGTCCTGAATAGGATCGTTTGTCTTATCTGTCATTTAATGGTCTCCTACCATCTTGCTGTTTTTGTGGCGAGTTGCAACTCGCGCTGGTTATTTAGCAAGGTGATAGTTCGGCCTCAGACTGGCAACGTCGGCTGTTTGGGATTTCCACCCTTTTGTGCCGGATCAGTTTCGTGCGGCAGTACGATTGGCTTTGTGGGGCCAAGCTCTGTGGCAATCAGTTTGTTGATCGCGATTACCTCGTGCAGCTTTGTCATCGCGTCTTCCTTGGTCATGCTCTGTGCCTTCATGAAGAAGTCGACAGGCGTGGCAAAGTTGTTCGCGATCATGTAGGCCCAGACTGTTTGCTCAGCGACCGGATCGACGGGCAGGGCGGGTGCCGCGAATTCAACGGTCAACATGCCTTCCTGAAGTTCTGGGTACAGCACCTGTGTGATGCCGTAGAAGCGCTTGAAGCCTGCTTGGAAGCTCTGTGCACGCTTCTCACGAAGCTGCATGTTGTCGTTCTCTTCGACGATGACCTGGAAGCCGCTGTTTGCCTTCTGTGAATCGCTGGCCTTGACCGTCACGCACCAGTCGGCCGCAACGTCGCGCACCTGGAGGGCAACCACGTTGTAGAGGGCCATCACGTCGGTTGTCGGGCCATCGAACTTGACCATCGGCGAGCTGCCGTCCGTGGAGTCCTTGCGGAGGCGCACCATGGAGCCCAGGCCACCGATGCTCTTCTTGCTCTCTGTCAGCTTCGTCCAGCTTTGGCTTGCTTGTTTGAAGCCTTGGCCCTGCGTCCCAGACGAGCTGGATGCGCCATCGATACCCGGGTGCCCCATCGTTGGCTTGCCGGCATTGCGTGCGCCGCTGTCCACGATGTCGCTGTCCGTGAAGAACGTCTTTTGCTGTTGATACGCAATCGAACGGGTCATGTCCACATTGAACAGGTTGACCTTGTCTTGAATGTTCAAGAGGTCTTCAGGAATGTTGTTCCAGATGCCGCGTGCCGGTGTGCGTGTGTCGTAGAACGGCGAAGCTGGCACGATGCCTTCCGTGTTCTCCACGCTGGCGTCGAGCGTTTCCTTGTCACCGTCCACCGTGTAGTCTTCAATCACATCGGAGTTGATGTAGCGGTAGCTCCAGGGCGCGCAGTTGCTGTAGTCGGTCGTTAGGAACGCCAGCTCCGCGATGTTGCGATTCAGCTTGTCCATCTTCACGACGCTGTTGCCGACGTGCAGGAAGTCGATCTTCAGTGCATCACCCTTGGATGCGTCAAACTGGTAGGCGCCGTCGACGGTCATGCGACCTTCTGGAACATACTTCTGCTGGACGACGATCACGGAGCCGAACAGACGCGTGTATGCGTCCACATTCTGGAAGACCGGGAGCCAGTTCGCACCTTCCATGATCTGGTTGAACTTCGCGTCTGGAATGCCCTTGTTCGCTCCGTAGGGCACGATCGACAGGACAGGAGGCTTGTTCATCAGGGGGCCGCTGTTGGTGATGATCATGCCCACGATGTTTCGGCTCTCGACGATGAACCCGCGTGCCTTCCAGTCGTCGCGTTGCTTGCCCAACATCGCTTCCACGTACTGGTTCTGCTTGCCGAGGTAGTAGTCCTCAAGGCGGTTGGCTTGAACTGCGTCGTCGCCGTTGAAGTCTTCCCACGTAATGGTTTTGATCATGTCTTTGCCTCTTTCCGAGTGTTCTTATTTATGGGGATCACATCAGCTCAAGAATCTGTTCCTGGGACTTGATTGGGTACAGCCAGTGAACTGAGTAGCCCAAGGCATCCATGCAGTGATCCAACCCGCCACGCTTGTCAGGTGCGTTTGTGTTTGGGTCGAAGCCCTGTTGCTCCAGGCCCTTGACCGTGAGCGGGCATCTCGTGATGTTGATCAGCAACCTACGCCTACTGCCGTTCCACAGCAGGGCATTCATTGAAGGCACGCGCTCGTCGAGCACCCCTGGGTTGTTGCCGTTGTAGTGGCAGCTCTCGGGGCCGAACGCGAGCTGTAGCTGCGCCATCGATGTGAGGCCACCGCCAGCATGCGGGTTCTTGCCGTTCGTGTCGGGGTAGATGTTGATCGCCTGATAGCCCTGACGCACAACAGCCATCTGTTCTGGTAGTGCCTCGATCAGTAGCTGGATCATGTGCTGCGTATCACGCGCGCCAGTGATTTCCTGAACGACATGCATCTCGTCGCGTAGTTCGTCGATGAAGCTGATAGTCGCGTTCATGTTGCCCCAGTTGAAGTCGAGGCCGACGTGTGCCTGCTGACCTGGGAAGTCGGCGACTGTCTTCGTGGTGCGATTCAGGTCTCGGGCGAAGACGTGATACACGTTGCCGCTGATCAGGTTGACGAACTCGCCGTTCAAGTAAGCCTCGGCCTGCTTGGGCGTGTAGTTCTTCCTGATGGCAACGATGTAGCGGTTCGGGATGTACGGGTTGTCCTGCGTCTTGGCACGGTGCAGGAACCGATCAGTGTTGAGGTTCCCGTCTTCGTCCTTCTCTTGCTCCACGAAGTAGTGGTGCAGGAAGTGGAAGCCTTCTGGTGTGCTGGTCACGAAGCCCTGAACACATCCGCCATTGGTAAGACGTGCAGTTGCTTCCTTGAAGGCCGCAATGGCGACCTCCTTACTCGTGCAGCGGTCAATCTCGTCAATGCCGAACCAAGCCAGCGTCTTGCCTGCCAGTCGGTCGTAGTTTTCCGCACCGCACAGGTAGATGATCGTGTCGCCCACTGGGAAGTGGATGACGATGCTTTCGGGGTTGCTCTTGACGTACGTGTATTGGCCGCGTGGGTTGGACTTGTTGCGCGCTTCCCACTTTAGGTCTTCCTTCAGCACCTTGTTGATGACGGGCATCAACGTGCCTCGAATCATTCCCTGTGTGGGCTCCATCAGAGCGCCATTTAGCCCCTTGTTGAGGAATGCCAGCTTAATCGCCTTGTGTACGGCGGCGTAGGTCTTGCCTGCGCGGAATCCTCCTACGAGGCCCACCGTTGCGTGGCTGAGGTCGTTGATGAAGTCGGTCTGGTGCTTGAGTAGGAAGTAGGTCTTCTTTTTCTTCTTGGTCGCGTTGAGCATTACTTGGCCTTCGCCTCCGTTCGTTCCCGGATCGTGTCAAGCTGCTGTTGCGACATTTCTTCGTGTTCGGGCTCGTCAAGGTCGAGCGAGCCGGCGTGCTTCAACTCGATGGGACGTTGTGCTGGCGCGTGATGGACGAAGCGACGCAGGTTCTCGCGCGCGATCTTTGCCCTGGCTACTGCTGGCGTTGCCGTGTCCTCCAGAACCTCATGGATGATTTCCAGGTTCCGTAGTTCGCTGTCGGCAACCGCGTCGTCCCAGTCCGCTTTCAGGTCGGGATAGAGGTACAGCTTGTATTCGAGCTGCTTGAGGCTCATGCGGCACTTAGCCGCAATGCTCTTTGGGTCTGCACCCATGCGAAGCCACCTGAAGATCTCTTCCATGGTCTTTTCCTTGAGCGCTTCAGGGCTCAAGCCCTCGAAGTCGTCTTGGTCTGTTGTGTCTGTCATAGCCACCTCCGGTGCCTTGGTGGCACTCATGCGAAGGTATTTATTGACGTTCACCTGACCTCATAAATACGAGCTGTGTCAGGGGGCCAAATGACAGCGAACAGTGATCTCGCACCACGTGTGCATCAGTTGGAAATGGACATGAGTGTCCTGAAGGAAAAGCAAGCGCAAGACCGGGCCAGTCTCATCAAGCTCAGCGACGAAATGGACACGCGCACCCGCAAGCGCGAAGCCGACAACGGCGAGCTGCGGGACATGCTCGGGAAGTTGATGGTCAGCAGCGCGCTGACGAGGCAGGTAGCTGACGGCATCACTGACCTGGCTGCAACGCTCAAGCAGGTGCAGGAACAGCAGATCGAAGACCGGGAGGTCGCTGCTGATTGGAGAGCCAAGCAGGACGCGAAATGGTCGTTCTACAAGGGTGCTTCGTGGGTGCTTGGTGGCCTGTTCGCGCTTGGCCTGGCTGTTATCGAAGGCTCCCACTTCTTCAAGTAACCGATCCCACAACGAACGAAAGCCGCTTCACAGCGGCCTTGTCGTGTCCGGCGTTGCTTACTTCCCCCGCACAATCTTGATGCCCCATAGGCCCACTGTGTCGGTGGGGCGGGGAATGCTGATCGACTTCCATCCGTCTTGGTTCTCAATCGGGATAGGTGTGTACGTCACACCGTCGAATGTCACAGTGTTGTCGTCGAGGTGTACCGACGCCATTGCTGCACGGCCTGCGTTCATCTTGTCGTCGTTGGTCATACGGGCTCCTTGTGGGCTCGTATTTATTCAGTCCTGAAACGCGGTCAGCCTGCCGTTGGTGAAGTACAGGTACACACCGTCGTAGACCCACTGTTCAACAACCCTGCCAGCCGTGACAGTGCGGTTGATGTGGTCTGGTGCACCGAAGCTGGTTTGCTCCAAAACGGCCCGGGTGGTCATGCCCAGGTGGGGAGGCGGCAGCTCCTTGGGCAGCTTGCTGGCTTCGCACTTCGCTTCCAGGGCGGTGAGGCGTTGGATGTCGTGTTCAAGTTCCGCTTGTGCCTTCGTCTTCTCCTCGGTCGCGTCGCCGTAGACCACCGTTTGCAGCTCTCCGATGCGAGTCTGGGTCGCAGTCAGGTCTTCGCAGGACGTGGGCTTCGCGCACGCCATCATGGGCAGCGCAAGCAGGGTGGCAACAATCAGCTTCATGGTTTGAACTCCAGGTGGTGAACGGGGCTCGCGCCCCTTGGTGGTTGATGGTTCGGTCTACTTAGTACTCGCTGGTCAACATCACCGTGGTGCTGCGGCGGTCTGCCTCAGTGATGATGTAGATAGCTGTCTGGTCGCTGAGAACGTACTTGCTGAGGACACGGCCCCCATGCTTGATCGCGTTGGCATTGGCCTGTTTGTCGTCCGCGCACAGGTCGCCCCAGTCACCGTGGGAGTGGCGCACCAAGTAGTGGATGATTGATGCGCCGATGTCTTCCATGTGGCGCAAGCAACCGCGTGTCACCACTGACTGACCGGTTGCGATCCTCACAGCGCAACCTCGCTGGCCGACACGCCGTTGGCGATGGCGACACCTTCGATGGCTTCGGCGTGGTTTGCACCGACTGCAAGCAGGTCGAGATACTCGATCACGTATTTGCGGTTAACTGCGAAGCTCATTTCCCGTTCCTCTAAGTGGTTTGTTTCGACAAAACCAGGATACGAAACCGGGGTTGTGGATCAAGCAGTAAATGAAACTGCCGTCAAACCATTTCTGAAGTGGAATTGAAAAGAGCTGCCGAAGCAGCTCTTGATACTGAGTATTGGAGTTTCACGCAGTGGTTGCTTTGGACTTGGGAGCCCGAGCGGTTGCCTTGAGCGCAGCGTCAAGTTCGCCAGACTTGGCCGCAGCCTTGGCACCTTCGATCAGCTTGACCGCAGCGTCGGCGTCAGCCACCTGGAAGTGCGTGTGGTCGCCGAGCTTCATGACGCTGTTGGCGTTGCGGAAGCAGACCAGCAGTTGGCCACCGGGCGTCGTGGAGTGCCAGCGCGACTTCGCGGCCTTGTCCTTGATGGCCTTCAGCGCTTCGTCGGCGTTGATCGCGAACTTGCTGCGCATGCCCACCAGCGGGTCAGCCTTCGAGGCTTCGGCCTTCACGACCGGCTTTGCCAACGTGCTGAGTTGCGCGAGAAAGCTGGTCGCTTCGACCTTGGCTTCCGGGGTTTGCGTTGCCAGGGCCTTGGACTTGATTGCGTTCGACATACTGTTTGCTCCGTTGCGTTGCTGCTGTATCGCAGTAAAGTCATTGGAACTTCAGGTATGAAACAAATCACCTGGTATGTGAAAGAGCAATCACCGCGAACAGGTATTCAGGTCTTCTTTCCCCTATGAAGAAATACCAACGACTTTCCCGCAATGACCAAAAGGCCGCCCAGAATGGCAAGGACAAGCCGGACTCTTCCCGTCTCGCTCTGCAGCTTCGCCATCTCGCCCATGCGTTGGTAACGCTCTTGGCCTGAATCCCTAAGTGCTCGCAGGACGTTCGTGTGCAGGTGGGCATTCAGCTCCGTACGCTTGGCCGCGTCAGCGTTAACCATCATGTCACCTACGTTCTCAACGCTCAGGAGCACGCCGAGGTTCGCTGAGTACTGTTCGTAGGCGATGGAGTCCTGCCGGTTGCTGGCGAACGAATCGCTTATCACCGCTTGCCACGCCGCTGCGCCGAGTAGGAAGGCTAGGCCCGCGACTTCGAGGCCAAGGCCCCACGTCTCTTTGGTGCTTTTGAGATTGAACACGTTTGCTCCCTGTAGAGCAAGAGACTCTAGCTCACGCTGCATCGAACACGGCAGCAGCACGCTTGGCAACCTCGCTGGGGATCGCGTGGAGGTAGACCAACGTGCTCTGGATGTTCTTGTGTCCGAGATACTTCTGCACCTCGACGATGTCCATGCCAGCGCGCAGCAGACGCGTGGCTGCTGTGTGGCGGAACGTGTGACTGGTGATCTTCCCCTGTGTCTCGTCGATACCCGCGCGTTCGATGGCTCGATCCAGCCACTGCGTGCTGGTGTTGTGCGTGGCCTTGGCGCTGAACACCCATTCGTCGGTCTTGGTCGCGAACCTGCGTTCCATGACTGCGCGCAGGCGAGTGGTCATCATCAGCAAGCAGGGATTGCCGCGCTTGAGGCGCCGCACGTACACGGTGTTGGCCTCGAAATCGACTGCTGTCCAGGGCAGCATTTCAACTTCGGTGATGCGTGCGCCGAGGTGCAAGAGGCACACCAGAATGTCTTGGTTGTCCTGTCTGGCTGCTGTGTGGGCCGCCGACTTACCCCGGTACTGGGCGTTGGGATCGGTCGCCCGGTACAGCGCTTCCTCTTCTTCGAGGCTGACGAGCCGCATGCGCGTGGACTCGCTTTTCATGGGCGGCAGCTTGGGGCCGCTGGTCAGCCGCTTGTCCGTGCACCAGTTCATGAGCGCGTTCCAGTACATGACTGCCACGCACAGGGTGTTGTGGGCGCGACCATCAGCTTTCAGGTCGGCCAGCACTGTCTTGACCTCGTGAGCCTGGACTTCCTTCACCAGCTTGTTGGGCAGCTTGCGCCACGGCTTCATGTGGTTGACCGCCGAGCCGTAGCCGTTTGTGCCCTTGCGATCCTTCAGAAAGCCCTCGATGGCGTCATGGAGAAGGATAGGGCGCAGACCTTCGACCCTGATCTGCTGGATCGCTTCGTGATCCCATTTCGCCGCGAGCTTCTTGGCCTGTTGTTCGTCGCCGGTCTTGCAGGAACGTGCGAGTGGGACGCCATCGACCATTCGCCGCCAGTGCCAGACATCGCCTCGTTTGTGTAGTGACAT